GTCTCTGTCCCCGCCGTCACGGCACCATACTGGTTCAACCCAGCCAGCCTGCTGTTGGGTGGCGTTGGTGACCGGACCAAGGCGGGGCTGCCGGATGATACGAAGATCCCCGGATTTACCGCGCTGCTGCCAGTTGTTGAAGAGCTGCAGCCGCACGTTGCTGATATTGTGATTAGTGAGCGCGGAGACCGTTTTGTGGTGAATGCGGTGGAGCAGGTGGGGACGGTGTGGCGTATGGCACTTTTGCAGGCGGTTAGCTGATGGCCGACCAGGCGGATGTAGAAAGCGCACTGGCCGCGATTGTCGCCAACGCGCTGTATCCGAACGGCACTGGCGCCGCGAGTGTGATTGGGGCGGAGTGCAGGGTTTACCGTGGATTCCCGACAGCGCGGGCATTGGACGCCGATCTTTCCTCTGGAGTGCTAAATGTTTCTGTTTCCTCGGGAAGTGAGGCATTAAAAAATGTGACGAGATATCCGCGGCAATGGCAGGTTGCGAAGCCCGTGGCACAGCTGTTGAGTGTCGCCGTGAGTGGGCAATCCGCGACGTTCTCCGGCACTTGCGCCTTGGGGCAGTTGGCTGGGGTGATAGTGAACGACACGCCCTTCCCTTATGCCGTGCAGGCGAGTGATAGCTTAGCGACGGTTGCCAGTAATCTTGCGGCGCTGATCCGCGCTGGGGGCTGGATTGTGAATTATGCGGCAAGTACGGTAAGCGTACCTAATGCCGAACGATTTGTTGCGCGGGTCGTGACGGGAGTTGGGGCTATGCAGGAAATTCGCCGCCAGGTGCAGGATTTCAAGATATCTATCTGGTGCCCTGATCCGGCGATACGCGATGCGGCATTACCGGTGATTGATCTGGCCATGGCAGAGCTGAACTTCATACCTTTGGCGGATGGGTCTTATGGAAGGATCAGGTTTGTCGGTGAGATGACGGAAGATAGCAATGCGGATGCGTATTTGTATCGGCGGGATCTAATTTATTCCGTGGAGTATCCGACAACATTGACGCAAATGACGCCGGCGATGCTGTTTGGATCTGTCGCAGCCACTGTTGATACGGTCCTGCTGGAAAAATTCATTAGTTGAGGGACATCATGACATTTCATCTGGTCGTGCTGAAGGCGTTTGGCGGCTTTAAGCGAGGCGAATTGATTACTGATAATATGACGGTGGAGAAAATCCTTGCTGGGCCGCAGGCAAGTTCGGTTGTCCGCGTTATGGCGAAGGGGAACTGAACCATGACGATTGTTCAGCAGGGTGCCATTAATACCACGGCACTTATTGTTCCGGATCTCTATGTACAGATTGTTCCGCCCCAGTCGCTGTTACTGAATGGTGTGCCGACGGATATTCTAGGTATTGTGGGGGCCGCGAGTTGGGGGCCTGTGGGCGAACCCACCATCATCGGGAACATGAGCGACTATGCCGCCAGCTTTGGCCCAGTAATGCCCAGAAAATATGATATGGGGACGCAGGTGGCGACGGCGGTGCAGCAGGGGGCCGCGAATTTTCGTTGCGTGCGGGTGACTGATGGAACCGATACCGCTGCGACACTTACTGTGTTGGGTGGCGTTACCTTCACGGCCATTTATACGGGCAGTCTTGGCAATCAATTATCATTGACGTTTTCAGCGGGATCGGCTGCAAGCAGCTGGCGGGTTGCCATTGCGTTGCCCGGTCAAAGCCCAGAAATTTACGATAATATTAAGGGAACAGGCGCCGCATTCTGGGATAATTTGGCCAATGCCGTGAATAACGGAAATGGGGCGCTGCGTGGACCTTCTCAGCTTGTCGTGGCGACAACGCTTTCTGGTGCTACGAACCCTGTCGCGGGCGTGTTCTTGTTTGCCTCAGGGAATCCGGGGACCGATGGTGCAAGCGGTGTGACCGCCTCAATGCTGGTGGGTAGCGATTCGCTGCCTCGCCAGGGTATGTACGCGCTACGTTCGCAGGGCTGTGCTATCGCGTTACTGGCGGATGCCGATGACCCCATGCAGTGGAACGTGCAGGCGGCGTTTGGTCTGGCCGAAAGCGTCTACATGATTTTGACCGGACCGGCGGGTGATACGATTGCCAATGCGGTGACAACGAAAGCGGAAGCGGGGATTGACTGCTATGCCGCGAAGTTGATGTTTGGCGACTGGGTTTATTGGTCTGATCAGGCGAACGCAATGACGCGGCTGGTTTCACCGCAGGGCTTTGTCGCAGGCCGTTTGGCTAATTTATCGCCGGAACAATCGCCACTAAATAAGCAGCTTTACGGTGTTATCGGTACCCAGAAATCCGGGCAGCCTGGCGGCGGAACCGCAACTACTTATGCCAGTGCTGATCTCAGTGCTTTGCTGGGCACTGGAATTGACGTGATTGCGAACCCACAGCCTGGTGGTGCGTATTGGGGTGTACGGGGTGGACACAACTCGTCATCGAACGCTGCGGCAAATGGTGATAACTATACGCGGCTGACGAATTATATCGCGAGCACACTTTCCGCCGGCATGGGCGCGTATGTGGGGCAACTAGTAAATACCACACTGTTCCAGAATATTCGCTCTACACTCCTAGCATTCTTGAATAACCTTCTGTCTCAGGGGCTGCTTGGCAGCACGGATGGAAGTGTGCCGTTTGCCGTGGTGTGCGATGTATCCAATAATCCACAGAGCCGTACCGCGCTTGGTTATGTGCAGGCGGATGTGCAAGTGCGCTACCAGGCGATTAATGAGAAGTTTATTGTGAATGTTCAGGGCGGACAGACTGTGCAGGTGAGTGCGCAGACGATTCCCTCCGCCAATTAAATAAGGATGCAGGGCTATGCCGTATAATACGTTCACAGTTGGCAGCGACTGCCAAATTGTTGTTATGGGTCCGTTTGGGCGAGTGGATTTGGCGCATGTCACTGGGTTTGAAGCGCACCAGGTGACGATGGCTGTGCGGGTCGACAGGCTAGATGGTGTTCAGCTGGGTGCGGAGTTGCCGAAGGGGTGGACGGGTAGCTTCATGCTCGATCGAGGTTCTTCGGCTGTTGATGATTTTATCGCGCAAATCGAGCAGGCTTATCTCGCAGGCCAGACGATCAATAGCGGTACGTTGTATCAGTATGTTAATGAGCCTGATGGTTCGACGTCGACGTATCAGTTCAATGGCGCTGTGTTTAAATTGACGTCTGCCGGCACCTATCGAGGTGATGCAGCAGTGACGCAGAAGCTCGATTTTTTTGCTTCCGGCCGGACGAGGGTTTGATGGTAGAAATTATTGTCCCTAAGGATGGGCGCAAGATTGAGCTCCGGCGTATTGGCGTACTGGAACAGCTGAGGCTGTTCAAGGCGCTTGGGCCGGATCTCTCCGAGAATCGTGCATATTTTGGCCTTGCGCGGATTGCCGCGGCGATCGCGATGATTGATGGTGTACCGGTTCCATTTCCTGCAAATGAAGGTGCCATCGAAGCTATTCTCGATCGCTTAGGTGACAGTGCTGTTGAGGCTATCGGCGCAGAGCTCCTGGTTGCATCCCAACATGATGTGGTGTGCGAAGCGGGAAACTAACGCGGCACCCCGCGCTGATTGACTGCCTATATCTTGTCAGCTGCGGGGTGCCATATCACGTGGCATTTAGCCTAGACGATGCCGAAAGGCTTGCCTACGTTGTTTCCTTTGGAACTTTATCTGGTTTGATGTTCGACTGGAAAGCCTTGCGTTGGGATTCCTGATTTAGGGTGTATCATTTGATCTTCCTGCATTTAGGATCGTTATGAGCAATGTGATTTTGACACTTGGTGGGGTACCTTTCCAGGATATGGAGGTGCCTGAAAAGATTACTTTTGGCGGGAAGCAGCGCGTAGCTGTACAGAATTTAATTGGTGGTGGCAGGGTCGTTGAGGTGTTGGGCCTTGATGATGGAGAAATTTCATTTTCGGGCATATTTTTTGGAGCGGATGCCGCTAGCCGGGTGCAGATGCTGGATGCGGCACGGGCACTTGGCACGGCGCTACCTCTGGTATGGGATAGCTTTTTCTATACGGTTATCATTTCCGACTTCAAAGCAGAGTATAGAAAATCTAATTTAATTCCGTTTTCAATCGTATGCATTGTTGTGAGCGATCCGGTCGCATCGCTTGCGGCTGCTGCTGGGTCGGTGGTGGGGCTTGTTGCTAGTGACATTGCTGCCGCTGTTGGGATGAGCGGGTTGGCAGGAGTTTCAGTTGCTGGACTTAGCGGCGGTGGATTAGCTGGATATTCTGCTATGCAGAATGAATTGACCTCAGTCATTTCCGATAGTGGTGCGGGGCTAATAGGTACAACTTCGAGACTTAACACTACAGGCGATGTGAGTTCTGGGGTTGCGGCTCTAAGTCAGATTAACAGCAGTTCCGCGCAATTAGCTGCTGCGATGAATATGGTGGGCTATGTCAATAGGGCTGCGGTGAACGTGGCAAGTGAGCTTTTATGAATGTACAGGTGATTGTTGTGACTGGTGGCGATCTTTTTACCTTAGCCTCTAAGTATCTTAACGACGCAACTCAATGGATACGAATTGCGCGGGCAAATAATTTATCAGATCCTGTGCTGACTGGCGTTAATACATTGATTATTCCACCAGTCGATGCATCTGCTGGAGGTGGCATTGCCGGTTGAACAGCCGGAGCTGCGGGTAAGTATCAGAGGTACGATGCTTACTGGGATTCTGTCTCTGACCATCGATTCAGTTGGCTATTTTTCGGCAGATAGATTTCGTGCTGTTTTTGCCGCGGAGTCTGGATCCATACTTTCAATGGACTATTTCGCATCGCTTGGGATGCAGACGATAACTATTGAAGCTGCGGCTAATGGCTTTGGTTATCAGACGATTTTTGTTGGGCAAATTGATAATATAAAAATTGATGTCGCATCTAATGTTGTAATTCTTTCTGGACGAGATCTTGCAGCAAGGCTAATTGATACAGAAATTTTTGAGACATTTGTCAACCAAACAGCGAGTCAAATTGCCGAGACAATCTCTGCTCGTCACGGATTAACACCGAATGTGACGATGACGACGGTCCCAGTTGGGCAATATTATGAGCTTGACCATGCTAGAAGTGCATTAGGCGTGAATGCGAGGGCTACCACAGAGTGGAATCTCTTGACGATGCTGGCCCAGGCTGAGGGATTCGTTCTTTCTGTAATTGCGACAACTCTTAATTTTGGTCCATGGCCTGTAGCTGGATCGGTGATAGTGATGCCATCGGACTTCATGAAGTTGTCGATAGATTTAGCGGCGGCTTTACCGGCGTGTACAATGGTAAAATCGTGGAACTGTAGAAACAAGAGTGTGATATCCCAAAGCGATGGGAATGACATGGGGACAATGATCATTCGACCAAATTTGACTCAAGAGCAGGCGCAGTCTTTGGCCGGATATCATCTTAAAACACTTGGGCAGCATGGAACGATATTAACAGGACTTATGCCTGGAGATGTGACGCTTCAACCTGGTATGCAGCTCATGCTCACGGGGACATCTTCGTCATTGGACAAACAATATGTTGTTACATCAATTTGCCGAAGTTTTGGTGGTGCAGCCGGTTTCAAACAAGCAGTTAGAGCGTATGCACTAAACTAGGGGGCTGAATGGACCGGTTTTGGAACATGGTCAAGGCGGGCGCCGGTGGGTTAGACGGCTTGGCGGGTACAGCACGATTTGGACTTGTCTCGAGTTTTGATCCGGCAGCCTATGCCGCGAGAGTTCTTATCCAGCCCGAAAATGTTCTGACGGGCTGGCTGCCAATTGTCTCCGCTTGGGTTGGGGCAGGATGGGGGATGGCGGCACCATTGACGCCAGGAGCGCAAGTATTGGTGATCGCACAAGAAGGGGATGCCGAACATGGTGTCATTATTGGTTCCATATGGTCGGCAGTGGATACGCCGATGCCGGCGCCGGCGGGTGAGTTGTGGTTGCGTCACGAGAGCGGAAGCTTTGTAAAATTGCTTAATGACGGAACAATTGGAATTCAGGCACCGACAGTGAAAATTTCGGGAGATCTTGTTGTGACTGGTGACATTTCCGACAAAAATGGCCTGCATGGAACGTTGGCGGGGCTGCGCACTGCATATGACGCGCATGTACATGGCGTCCCGCAAGGTGGTGTAACGGCTACGACGTCGGTGACTGTGTGATGGCTGATCTGGCCTTACAATTTGGCGGAGATCTTGCGGTGGGGCCAACCGGTGATCTGGTGGTGGCCGAAGGGCCGCTATTAACTCAGCAGCGGGTGCTACGCAGGCTCTTGACCAATCCCGGCGATTACATCTGGCAGTTAAGTTATGGTGCCGGGCTTGGCCAGTTTGTTGGTCAGCCCGGGGCACCTGCGGCGATTGCGGGTGTTGCGAGAACGCAGTTGCTGCGAGAGGCTAGTGTTGCTACGACGCCGACGCCAGTAATCAGTGCCGCAGTTACGAATGATGAAACGGTAACGCTTTCCCTGAGCTACGCCGATGCGGCGAATGGACAGAGTTCAGTTCTCACATTTTCCCTGTAGGGGCATCATGCAATTATCATTACAGAATTTTTCCACGTTGGTGGAAGGAATGGCTGCGTCTGTACAAGGGGCAGCAACAACGCTTCTGGATTTAACGGTCGGTTCTGTGCTGCGCGCCATTCTGGAGGCAAATGCTGCCGTGGCGCTCTGGATGCAATGGTTGATTGTCCAGGTGTTGGCGACGACAAGATTAGCGACAAGCTCAGGTGCGGATTGCGATAGCTTCGGTGCGGATTTTAGCTTTGTACGCCTGCCCGCAATTTCAGCATCAGGATACGTCACATTTTCTCGGTTCACGCCGAGTGTGGCAGCGTTCATCCCCATTGGAACAGCGGTCTCTACGAGCAGTAATGGGCAGGCATTTCTGGTGGTCGGAGATCCAGCGAACCAAGCGTATAGTGCAGAGAGTGCGGGCTATACGATTGCTGCAGGAATTGCAGGTGCCACGGTACCTGTGGTGGCAAGTGTGGCGGGACGCGCAGGCAATGTGCAGCCGGGTGCAATTTCTATGATTAGCTCGGTAGTCGCAGGTATAGATACCGTAAGTAATAATTTGCTGTTGAGTGGAGGTACGGATGCCGAGAGTGATTCAGCATTCAAGGCTAGATTCAGTAATTATTTGGCAAGTCTCTCGCGAGCAACCAATATCGCGATTGGAGCTGTGATTTCGGCCATACAGCAGGGTTTGAGCTATACCATAACAGAAAATGTGAACCAGGCCGGCACGGTTCAAATGGGACATTTTGTGGTGACCGTTGACGATGGAACGGGAAATCCGTCTGCCTCGATTTTGGCCACTGTGGAGCAAGGCGTTGATGCAATTCGTCCCGTTGGCACTAGCTTCGCCGTCCAGGGGCCTGTTGTTGAATTGGCAAATATCGTGATGACGCTGGCAACATCATCGAATGCTGCTCACCAGGTGGCTGTCGGGGCTGTGACAGCAGCGATACAGAGCTATATTGGGAGTCTACCGATTGGAGCGACGTTAAGTTATACAAAGCTTGCACAGTTAGCATATGATGCATCGAGCATGATTACGAATGTGTTGGGTCTGCAACTCAACGGCGGCATGGCTGATTTGACTCCTGGGATTTTTGGTGTGGTACGCGTCGGAACTGTGGCGGTATCTTAGTATGACCGGGGATAGCAATGATATGCTTGGCCGGTTGAAGCTGGTTTTGCCAACGCGCTGGTTCGCAGATACTTCGCCAATTCTTGATGCGCTGCTCGCTGGGTTGGCAATGAGTTGGAGTGGTCTTTATTCACTTCTTAGCTATGTACGGTCACAATGCAGAATCACGACGGCGACCGGAGTATTTCTTGATATTATCTCGAGTGACTATTTTGGTGCTGCATTGCCTCGTCGGACAGGAGAGGTGGATTCCGCGTATAGCAGTCGCATTCGCCACAATCTTCTTGCAACACGAGCGACGCGGGCGGGATTGGTACAGGCGCTAAAAAATCTGACGGGTAGGGTTCCCGTCGTATTCGAGCCATTGAATGCTAGGGATACAGGGGGGTACAATTTAACCCTTGGGTACAATACTATAGGAGGATATGGAAGTATGAACTTACCATATCAGTTTCTCCTGACAGCTTATAGGCCTGACGATTCTTCCATCGGCAATGTCAGTGGTTATAATAAAGGTCCGGGTGGCTATGATACCGCACCGCTCTATTATGCCGATATGACAGGATTTTCTGGCACCGTTACTGATGAGGAAATTTATGCGGCGGTTGCCGCGGTTGTTCCGACTATTAGCATAGCCTGGACTCAAATTTCAAATTAAGGATTATCTATGGATCGCAATATTGTTTATCCCGGGAGCATCCCGCTGGATACAGATATTCTGCAGCCTAATCTTAACGCGATGGTGGGGATTGCGGCACTAACGGCAGCAACTTTAGGGACCAATGTCGTCGTGGATGGCTTGGCTTGTACGCCGACATCACCGGCATCTATGGCTGTTGTTGTTGGGCCTGGGAGCATTACGCAGTTTTCTACAGTCGATGGGACTGCATACGGTTCGCTTGTAGCGGATACTGCTGACCAAATTGTTAAAACAGGCATTAATCTGCGGGCGACAAATTTTACAATTTCGGCGCCGGCAAATTCTGGGCAATCAATAAATTATCTTATTGAAGCTGCATTCTCTGAAGCAGATGTAAATCCAGTTGTGCTGCCTTACGTGAATGCTGCAAACCCTAGTCAACCATATTCTGGGCCGAACAACGCTGGCTCGGCTCAGTACACGCAGCGCGTGCAGCGGGTGCAGTTGCAGCTAAAGCCAGGTGCGGCGGCGGCGTCGGGTACGCAAACGACGCCCGCAGTGGATTCAGGGTGGGTAGGTTTATATGTAGTGACGGTAAATTACGGTCAGGGGGCGATTACGGCGGCAAGCATTGCCGCAATGGCCGGCGCACCGTTTATTCCCTATAAATTGCCAGCCTTGCGTCCGGGGTTTTCTTCGATGCAGGTTTATACGTCGTCAGGTAATTTCGTGGTGCCAAATGGCGTCACTACCGTACGCGCAACTGTGATCGGCGGCGGGGGCTCTGGTGGGTATCATAGCTCTATGCCGAGCGGTGGTGGTGGTG